ATTGAAAACTTAAGCGGAAGCTTAAGCGAAAGAGTGGTTAGTTTATAGTCTACCCAGACAACAAATAATCAATAAAGAGAAGTTTCATCATCCCTACTCCACACATTGCGGAAATTATGAAAGGATTCCCCTATAGTAGCCAATGCTGAAGGAAGGCGCGCCGCCTCTTCACGCGGAATCGCAGGATACCTTTCCGCCACATGACGTGCCAACATCGCAGTATTCAATTGATACCTGTAAGGCTCAATTATTTCCTTGAAACTACGATACCTATCTTGCCACTGCGGCTCGGAAGCCTCCACATGCATCGACAATTTCTCGATCCTCTTAACCGGGTCCGGCAATAACACCGCACGTTCATTGAAATCATCGATCTCAAAGAAATTCGACGCCCAATACGGCGAATCCGTAATGTAACTCTTAGCTGAAAGATTGAAGATCTCAGCCAAAGATTGCACCGGCTGATCATTCACCCCGATCACATTCGCACAGATAAGAGAATCATCACCCATGAACACAGCCCACACGACCTGAGTCGATCTATAGGCATATGTAACACTGACTGCATTCAGTACAACATTCCCAAAAGCAGTTGTTGCGTCCCCGGACTTACGCTGATACATCACATGCAAAGACAACCCGGTAGTGACCGATCTAATCTTGCACTCCACATGGCCTTTCATCCACTTTGCCAACATCTCTTCATTCATGCCCAGCTGCCTAAATATATATTCCTCCAGCGCAAACGCAAAAGCCGATTGAGACTTGTCATATTTGGAAAAATCATTCTCCAAATACTTCATCGGGTGACCGAAAGGATGAACACCATTCACAAATTCTCGAACCTTTTCAGTATCTTTCAAAAGGTTAACGAAATAATTCGGCTTAAGCAAAGCCAAAAACCTTCGCACCAAGACTCGAAACAAAGAACTGTACAAACTAGAAATTTGTTTCTCATGATAAACTATCACTTGCGGCTCGGTACGAGACGTAAGAGGCTTTGTACTGAGAGTAGGCTTCACATCAGACTTCAACATTGCAATGTACTCATTAACTGGCATCTCCTGCATACTCTGCGAATGTTCCTCTAACTCCCGTTTCACGGCGGCGATAGACTGAGGCGTAGCCTTAGCCTGCCACTGCCTATAAGCTTCTTCTCCCAACGCAACCGGATCCTTCTGAAACTCTGCGATCTTAGCCTTTGCATCTGACACACAAGCTTTCTCCAAAAACACCTGCCAAATCTCAGGAATGATATTAGAATCATCCTGCGGTTTGGCTATTTGAGGTGCAGACAAGTTCCTCGCAGCTATTGCAGACAGCAACTCCTGATGTGTGCCCTGACGTTTCGGCACATTCAAAGCACAGACCTTACTACGAAAATACCTACGAGAAACTGGCATAGAGCCAAAATACAATGGCATACGCAAATATGGCGCAGCAAGCGTCCGGTCTTGAGGATCCAATGAAATGCTAGCAGTATCATACTCCAACTGCTGACGCTGCATCCCAGGCATGGCAACCCTATACACCTCATTCAATGTATTGATAGGATCTGGATCATGCTGATAGTCCGGTCGCATCTTGGAATCATCAGATTCCATCGGTACCACAACCTGCTCTGGCAACACATGCCTTGCGACTGGTTCCTCATCGAACTCATTCAACGATCGAATAGTCTCCCGAACACTACGCCTCACTTCATCCTCAGGCATGTCGCCCAACGCCACCTGCAAAGAATGATCCAAATCATCCGTAAACACCTTCATGACAGGGATACCATTCTTACCCGGGAACCTTGGAAGTATAGTCGACATAACCGCCAAATCAGCATCCCTCAAGGAAGCCATTCGACGAGATACTTGCTGACTAACAAGTGCTAAACCACCCCCCAGCAACTTGATCTTCTCTGACGCCTGAACCACATGAGACGCCACGACGTCATCTGCCAGACCATGCAACGTCCTTTTCCAATCTCCAGTCACCGTGGAAAAGGCTGCATAACGAGGTGCTATGAGAAACTCAACATTCTTATCACTTCTGACACGTCCCAACAGACGCCGAAGTGCGTCCACTACTCCTCTAACTGCTGAATTGACCGGCCCCAAAGTCCAGTCCCACGCACACCACAAGCAATACACGGCCACTGCCGAAACTCGCACGAGCGCCGAGGTGGAGGTAAAATCCACCAACTTCCGCAACTCTTGCATCATAAGGCTCGACAACAAGCCTTTATCGTAACGATCAACAAAACACCGAGAGAATATAGCAATCCCCAAGCTATCTATCTGCTGCGGAGTGAGAGGTGCACTAACCGTAACGGACGTTCCCTCAACGACACACCGATCATTCGTGATCTTCAACTGCTTTCGGACCGCATACTGAGTGAAATTGTCATTCGGCAACTGCATTGCAAACTGATATGTACGATCGACGACTCGACGATCAGCCACGAAATTCTCGGGCTCCCAAGCCCCAGCATCCGTTGGATCTGCTGTAAGATTCTTAAGACGCCAAGAGTAAACCACATACGAATCCTGCGAATTGCGAAGCTCCATAGCATGCGTAATTGCTGTTTCCTGTGGCACCCCTTCGACTTTGGTCATGCGATAAAAGAGAAAACAATCTCGATTTCCCAAAAGCTCCAACTTATACGAACACTTCTTCACCGG